CTTATTGATCGAGCTTTCTTTTGGTCTTCAGTTAAATTAGCGTTATATTTTCTAGATTTTAAAGTTTGATAAGATACGTCGTGGTGTTTATTGTATTCTTCTATAAATGCTTCTAAACCTGCTATAACAACTTTAGACTCGTGTTCATTTCTATCTCGAATATACTGTTCATGGTTAGCTTCTGCTATAGCGAATATATCTGGGTCAACATGGTAGTCATCAACTGCGAATCTACCGTCACCTGTGACATAAGTTTCGTCATGTTTAATAGAACTTTCAACTTTAGTTAAACCTCTCGGTCCACCTGCCCATCCGTCCAGTTTTTTATAAATACCTTTTCTACTTGCCGTGGTATTTTTAACCATACATTTCCTACTACAAAATTTTCTTTGTTTACCTGCGAGTGGGTTATCACATCCAAGTCTAGAGCATCTTAAATAACTTACTTTTTCACTCATGACCATAATCATACTATAACTCCTATACAATGTAAAGGAGTTCATAAGATTGGTTTAAAAAATTTAGAAGTAGATGGCTGAATTATATGTAGGTTTTTTCTAGTTCTAGTCACAGCCACATAAAACGCACGATTTTCTCCGTCTGGTCGTGCATATAGTTCGTTAGCAGTTTTAACAGATATATCTGTAAACACCACTACATTATCTGCCTCACCACCTTTTGCTGCATGTATAGTAGATAAACGTATTCTAGGTTTCGTGGCTTTTTCTCCTCTTCGCAAACAAGCTATGAGATACTCTCTTTGCTGTGCTCCAACTCTATCAAAAGCCTTATGCCATATCTCATCAGTCAACAGTCCATGTTTTTCTTTCAATTCTTCTATGTCGACTAACTCCTCTTCTGAAAGTCCAGGAAGTTTTTTCTTACCTCTCGCTATACCTTTTCCCACTGACATAAAATGATAGATGTCTCGAACTTTACTTACAGAAACTTTACGCTCTTTACGTAGCAACTCCCAGTTGCCTATAGCATCCAATAATTCTTGCTTTACAGACAGGTTGTTATTTTTAACGTAAATGAATCCAATTTGTTGCAAAAATTTTTCAACACGATTTAATATATAACCGTTGCGTGCAAGCACTAACCAATCTCCATCGGAAAAGTCAATATGCTCATGGGAAACGTGAATAAATATTTCACCCTCAACTGACCTAGGATTCCAAGATTTTTCTCTTCTATTTTCTTTTGGTATTCTGTTTAAAATTGCTTGTGCTAACTCGTGTACTTTTTTAGGAATTCTATAAGAGTTTTCTAGAACAGTGACATTACCATCTAATTGTATAAAAGAATTTACATCTGCTCCTGCCCATTGATAAATTGCTTGGTCGTCGTCACCAGCAACATGCACATTCTTTACTCCTTGTGCTAATTTTTTAATACACTCCCACTGTAGTTTAGAAAGATCTTGTGCTTCATCAACAATTAACACATCTAAACTTGGTTTAGTTTTATCACGAACAAAAAGATATAACATATCTGTGTAATCTTTTAAAAATCTTTCTTCCTTAAATTTTTCTAAACTTGTACAAAACCAATGTACATGGTTCCATGGTATATCTACTCCTGATATTTTCCATTGTTCTTTTACAGATATTTGTTTGTTTCTAGCTATGTTTTCTATAAAAAGCATTTGGTCACCTTTTGATAGACCAAAGACTGTGCCCTCTTCAGTTTTAAGTTGACCATTTAGTGGTTCTCCCATAATTTTACTAAATTCTTTGTAATGTGTTCTAGCCATTATGTCCGATGTTTTTAACCCTAACCAATTATAACATAGTGAGTGTATAGTTCTAAAATACACTAACTGTTTTCTATCTAAATTAAACCTATAACTTGCTCTTTCTAACGCCTCGTTTGCAGCTTTTTTAGTAAACGCTAAATAACCTATCTTGTGAGGCTCCACACCGTTCTCCAAGTAATCTTCTGTAAGATTTAGGAGACTGGTAGTCTTACCTGTTCCTGGTGGTCCAAGTATTATGTTCCAAGTCACTTCTTTTTACTTTTCTTTTCAGGCTTATCTTTTTGTTTTTCTTTATCAGGAACACTAAACGCTGGGTCATTCATAACCAAGTCTACTATATCAGCCATGTTTAAAAGTGTGGCATGTATTTGATTACGTAATGGAGCTGGTGTTAAATTAGACTCTAGGAGCAGAATGTACTGCTCCATATTTTCTCGTATGGTTGTTCTCATAAGACCTCCGCAGGTATGACAACTAAACTTGTTTCGAAAAAGTGTCCTTCTTCAGAATTTTTTAGTTTATCGATTATAGATTCATCATAACATCTAGCAGGCAAACAACAAGAGACTCCCTGTTTTAAAACTTTTGAGCCAACTTTTTGTAGCTGTAATAATGCTTTTTCCATGTGTTTATCTAGACGTTTAGTAGCTACCGAAAACTCACCGATAACATACTTGTTCCAAACATGGTGTGGTTGTTTAGTTTCTGGGTCTTCTATAGTTATAGTAAAGACTGAAACGTGATGATGTTGTTCTAACTCTTGCATATTTTTCTCCTTTCTTAAGTTAAAATACAATCATATCTCCTTTACTGTTAAAAGTAAAGTAGTTTTTTAGTGTATTGTTTCGTGTTCTAAAGGCATGTCTTCTAGAACTGATTCTGTTGCGTAATGTATCACTAGTTTTATTATTTCTGGATGTAAGTTTAATTTTAAACCGATTGCCAATGCAGCCCAGATTGTTGCTAAAAGTAAAGCACCATCGTCTAAACTGTCTTCTCTTAAATCTGTAAAAACTAATGTACTTATTTGTTCTGCTAAATCCATAGCACGTTTTAGATTTAGTTCGTAAACATCCATATAATAATATCATAGTCTTAATGTCCTCTTTCGTATAGTTAAAATGGATCCTGTTTCATATCAGGAATATCTATGTCTGCATCCTCACTGGTATAAGCAGGGATTCCCCAAGCATTTACACCTCTTCCTTTTATATTAAAAAACACATGCTCAGCACCCATATCTTTTAATTTAGCAGCAATCTGGTTAGTTTTCATTTCCATAAACCTATGTCTTTGTAAATAATCCATTAAATCACGGAGTCTAAAATGTGTCACACCATCATTAGTCCAAGGTTTACCTAATAACATTTCTTCTCTAGTAGATGCTTGTGCGATGTCTGTACAAAAAGACTCTAACAACTCGTTAAACTGTCCTTGCACTGATGCATCTTCACTTACCTCTATTATTTCTAGACCATTTTCTAATAATTGTTGTACTAACCCTTGCCATGCAACTTCTTTCATTTTAGGTGGCATAATATTTAATGTTTCCATACACACTCGTTGAAAACGTATTTGGTTTTGTAATTGTTCTGTGCTGAGTTCTAAACGTTTATCGTTTACGGACATAAACCATAACGGTGGTTGTGTATTTAATTTAGCTAAACTAGAAAATACAGGTGCATCGTGTCCTGCACCCACACCAAATTTACATGTTTTACATTTAGTGGGATTACAGTAAGACTTTATGGGTTCATCACTACATTTATAGTTGTAGTCTTTTTTCTCGTGTTGTGATATAAGTTGCATAACCTCTTTAGCTGGCAATGGAGGTTTAAAATATTTACGGTTGTAGTCTTCTAATTGTTCTCGCCAACTTTCTGGATACGCTTTCTGTAAATATACAGCCACATTAAATAATCCATTGTTTCTAGTTCCTTCAGGAAAGCCTTGTTTCAATAATATTTTTAAACAAGGTGGACCATGTAATAAATCCTCTTTTACAGTTGCTATTTCTATGTCAAACAACTCATCTGCCGTTGTTAATTGTCTAGTTATAGCATGTGCTAAAAAATCTTCCATGGTTAATGCTTCTGCTTTTTCTGATAATCCATACCTAG